CAATTACCTTGCCTTTGCTGCCCGCCAGGGTCGCCGCATCCTGCGCGGCCTGCTGCGCCGCCACCGCCTTGCCGTCCGCGGTGGAAACGCTATTGGTCAGCGAGGTGATCGACTGGCCCTGGCTGGTCAGCGTGTCGCCCTGCTGGGTGATAGACGCTGTGTTCTGCTGCACCTGGGCGGCCAGCGCATTGGCCGACTGGACCACCTGCCCGATATCCAGCCAGTAAGTGGCATTCGGCGGCGCGGTGTTGACCGGAACCGCCTGGGCGGCCTGATACAGCCGCTGCCCTTGGCGCACGGTGTCGCCCTGGGCATAGGTGCGCGTCGGCTCATACGCCAGCGCGTCGACCGTCTCGGCCACCTGTTGCGCCAGGCTGTCGACTTCGGCATTGATGGCCGCCAGGTCGCTCTCCACGCTCTCGCGCAGGGTCGCCACCCGCGCCGCCACCGTGCCCGGCACCGTCGCCGGGCCGTCGATCAGATTGATTCGCTCGGCCAGGTGCTGGCCGAGCTGGGTCTCGCTGATCTTCCCGGCAATGGCGCCCAGCAGCTTCGGAACCTCGACACTGGCCTGCCCCATCACCCAGGCCGACCACGGCCCCACGTTGCCGCTGCGGTCCACCAGCCGCGCGCGGAAATGGAAGGTCGCCCCGGCCGCCAGGCCGGTCATGGTGTGGCTGTTGTTCGGGTAGGCGTAGTCGCCCAGGTGCATCACGCCGGTGGCGCTCGGGCTGGTGTTGTATTCGATTTCGGTGCGCTGGGCGTCGCTCGCACCCTCGGCCGGGAAGGCCCAGCCCAGACGAATGCCAAACTCCAGCGGCGTGGCCGTCAGCGAGGCCAGCGCCGGCGGGGCGCCCTCCTTGCCATTGAGCTGGGTTTCCGCGCTGTAGGCGGCCAGCGAGGCCACGCCAATCGGGTTGACCGCACGCACCCGCACCAGATAGCGCCCGGCATAGATGCCCGGCACCTCGAAGCCCAGGGCCGCGGTGCGCGGCACCGCCAGCCATTGGCCGTCATCCTTGCGCCATTCGGCTTCATAGGCCACCGCACCCGCCGCGGCCTCCCATTGCGCGCGCAGGGTGGTGATGGCCAGGCCCTGATCGACATAGCTGAAACTCTCCAGCGTCACGCCCGTGGGTGGTGCCTGCACACCAGCCGGCACCACGGATACCGGGCGCTGCTCGATGCGCGCGCCGGTGTCGACCGCGCCGTGTTTGCTCGGGTCGTACTGCACCCCGACAATCTCGAACACGCCCGCCTCGGGCCGGCTAACCCGCGTCACGCGGTAGAGCTGAATGGCCAGGTCGGCGGCGTCCAGCGCCCACACCGATTGTGCCCGCGGCGGCTCGCTGTACTCGGTCGTTACCGTCACGGTGCGGCCGGTCACGCTCTGCACGGTGCGACCTTCGGCCACGCCGCTCGGCAGGTTCAGCACCAGGCGGTCGCCGACCTGCACCTGGGCGTCACGGTCGAGGGTGATCTGCCGGCCGGACACCAGACTGATACGCCCACCCAGCGGGCGACCCGCCAGCAGCTCGTCGGCCACGCCAATGACCCACCCCGGCCGGGCCAGCACGCCGTCGAGCCCCACGCGAAAGGTCACCATGCGGTCGGCGGCGTTGGTCAGCAGCAGCCAGCGGCCGCGGCGGTTGGCCTCGCTGCGGCGGGTGCAGCCGATGGCGGTAATGTCCTGCTTGTTCACGCCGTAGCGGCGCACCAGGGCGTTATCGGATACCGGCTCCACGTCGGACTGGTAGGCATTGGCCGGCTCGTCGTAGCTGACCAGCGCCATGCTGTAGCGGTTCTTCTGCTGGCCGCCGGCGTAGCTGAACCCACCCACCACGCCGTTGGCGCGGCTGTACACGTAGTCGACCGCGCGCGGCATGTCCGCCTCTGCGACCATCTGCGTGCCGTCCCAGTAGGTCATGCCGCGGAAGATCGCCGCCAGGTCGCGTAGCACCGTCCAGGCCTCGGCCTGGCTTTGGATGTACACGTTGCAGGTAAACCGCGGCTCCTGCCCACCCTGCCCGTCTGGCACCAGTTCGTCGCAATACTGGGCGATGCGGTACAGCGCCCACTTGTCCACCTGATCGGCCGTGATGCGCCGGCCCAGGCCGAAGCGCTTGGCCAGTACCACGTCATACCAGACCCAAGCCGGGTTATCCGTCCAGGCCCATTTAAAGGTGCCGTCCCATAGCCCGACATAGGCGCGGGTGGCGGGGTCGTAGTTGCTCGGCACGCGGATCACGCGGCCGCGCGTCTCGACTGCAACCTGCGGGATGCTGTCGAACTGCGCGGCGTCGAACTCCACATACAGCAGCGTGGTGTTGGGGTAACGCAGCTTGGCGTCGATGACCTCGGTGATGGCCTCCACGCGCATGGTGTCGGCCACCTTGTTGCCGTCCTGATTGGGCGTCAGGCGGCGGACGCGCGCTTGCCAACTGCTGCCGGCCGGCAGGTCGACGCGGTGCGTGCGCTCATATTTTGTGGTGGTCTTGCCGTTGACCGTGTAGGTGCTGACCTCCTGCCAGCTGCCGCCATCGGTGGCCACGTCAATGGCGTAGTCGATGCGGTAGCCCACCACGTCGCCGTTGTCTTTCTGCTGCTGCAGTGCGGGCCACGACAGGCGCAGGCGCACCGCCGACAGCTGCGGGTTGGTGATCGCACGCACCCAGGGCGTACCGCTGCGCAGCTCGACGCCGACGCCGATTTCGTTTTCGACCGCCGGCAGGCCGGCGATGTGTTCCTGATGCGGCGTGCCGGGGCGGAACTCCCAGCGCACGCCGGGGAAGTTCTCGCCGCCATCCGGGCCAATCAGCGGCGTGCCGTCCAGATAGATATCGCGCCCATCCAGCGTGCCGGCGGCGTTGCCGGCAAACTCGCCCTCACCCAGCGCGATCAGGATTTTGGCGTATGCGGTCGACTGCACACTGTCGGGCGCCTCCACCGGGGTGCGCGGTTTCTTCTCGCCACCCTTGCGGCCGTGAATCGCTGCTGCTGCGCTCATGCGGGAACCTCGAAAACGAAAAAGCCCGGCGCATGGCCGGGCTCAGGAATGGGAAGCGTGCGGGTTTACAGCTGGTCTTCGGCGTAGATGCCGCCGGAAATGATCGCCCCGCCGATGCGGCGTTTGCCGTACAGCAGGCCGACCGGGTTGCCCTGGGCGGTGGTGTTGACCGCGCCGCCGAAGGCATACGACGGTTTGTTTTCCGGCGCCTCACGGCCGGACAGGCCGGTCGCCTGCGGCGCGAGCATCTGCGCCACGCCACCGGCCATCATCCCGGCGCCGGCGGCGACCAGCCAGCCTTGGCCGGTGTACACGCCCACCGCCACCAGCACCGCGCCCAGCACGGTGGAAAACACGCCGCCGTTCTTGCTGCCGATGATCACCGGCGCAATGCGGATATCCCCCTGCCGGCCTTCCAACTGCAGCTCCTGCTCGGTCAGGTTGCGCCGGCCGTAGAACACCGCATACGTCAGCCCACGGTCGGCGCTGGTGGCCAGGTATTGCTCGAAGCCCGGCAGCTGCGCGCACAGCGCGCGGATCGCTTCGGCCGGGCTCGCCACGGCCAGGCGAAACACCCGGCCGAAGCGCGCACCCAGCACGCCGTAAAGGCGCACGGTTCGCAGTTGATTCATGCCGCCCCCTTGTAGCGCACCACCAGCGCGGTGCGGTCCAGCCAATAGCCGCCATATGCCACCCGGCCACTCGGGCGGCCATACAGGTGGTGCAGCAGCTGTCCATCGCCCAGGTACACGCCGCCGTGGTTCACCGCCGGCGCCTGCACCTGCATCAGCACCACGTCGCCGCGCTGCAATGGGCCGCTGGCCACCTCGAACCCAGCCTGCTCGAAACGCTCCAGATAGTGGTTTTCGCCGTTGTGCCACCAACCATCCGCGCGCGGAAAGTCGGGCAGCGTGATGCCGTATTCCAGCTGGTAAAAGCCGCGGATCAGCCCGTAGCAGTCATAGTCGGTGCCATGCACGAACGGCCGCCCCTCCAGCGGGGCCACGCCCTCGCACGGGGTCAGCACGTTAAGGTCACCCTCGGGCCAGCTCAGGATGTACCAGGGCACCGTGCCGGCGTTGCACAGCGCCACGTCGGCGGCACTGGCGCGGCTGGTAGCGTCGGGGTGCGAATGCACCACGCCGACGATGGTGCCCAGGTCTTCGGCGGCGGCGTAGTCGGCCGGGTCCAGCTCGAAGCGATCGGCACCGGCGGCGCCCTCGGCCAGGTTGCGGCAGCGCACGTACTGCTGGCGGCGGCCGATCTGCACCACCAGGCCGCAGCACTCGCGCGGGTACTCGGCCGCGGCGTGCGCGCGAACGGCTTTCAGGATGTGTTTACGCATGGGTCATTGCCTCAGCAGGCCGGCGCCTGGGAAGCCGCCGTGTGGCAGCGGGTTGTTCGCACCGAAGCGCGCTTTGCAGTCGCTCAGCAGGCCGCCGCAGCGGTCGCGGGCGGGGTCATCGGTTGGGTTGCCGTCAATGTCGGCCACCGGGCCGCCGGTGTAGCCGCAGTCGGGGCCGCGGTACTCGCCGCACATGGCCCAGTCGCACAGCGCGTGAATCTGCCGCGCCGGGATCTTCTGCCCCTGCACGTCCGCCGGCGAGCTGAGCGCAAAGGCCACAGCCTCGCCGTTCTCGCCGGTCTTCTGCTCGATGTACCAGACCTGGGTTTTTTCCTGGGTCGGGTCCGCGGTCGGGTTGCCGCCCTCGAAGTTCACCGCGTCGAGGTAGTGGGCAAAGGTGGTACGCACCGTGACGCGCGCCTGGGCCAGATCGGCGAACAGCAGGCACAGCGCGCTGATCGAGCCGTCGAGGTTGCCCACCGTCAGCGTCGGCGAAGGCGCCGGGCCGTCGCCGTCCAGCGCGAAGCCTTCGGCCTTGACCGGCCACGCGCGGTATTCCTGCCCCTGCCACCAGATCGACTTGGCGCGCAGCGGCTCGGGGCTGTTCGCCGCGGCCGCCAGCTCGGCCGGCGTATGCGCCACGGCGTGGCCATGAAAGTGCAGTACATCCCCACCGAACGCCGTGCAGTCGATGACGTACAGCGTCACCTCGGCGCCGGGTTCCAGCAGCTGCACATCGGCATTGATGCCCATCGGTCACTCTCCAGAAACAGCAAGCCCCGCACGGGGCGGGGCTTCGGGTGGTGGCGTGACGGGTGACGGCGGCGAATGCTCGCGCGCCAGTTCGCCCAGGTACGCCAGCTGACAATGCCGCAGCGCGCCCACGCGGTCGCGCCAGAACAGCGCATTTATCAGCCGCTCAGCCAGCCGCCAGCGGCGTTTCGCTGGCGTGCGCAGCTGGGCGCTCCGGTAGGCGCGGCTCGACAGCGTTTCGTCCACAAAGCCCCACAGCAGCGCGTTGGCGAGCTGGTCCAGGGCGATCAGCAGGGCCAGCCAGTACGGCCGGCGGCCATAGCGGGCGACGTAGGTGGTCAGGTCCAGCTTATTCATGGCTGGCCACCCATAGCCGCGCCTGCTCGGCGCCGGCCAGGTGCAGCGCCTCGGACAGCTCGGCGGCGGTCACGGCCACCGGCGTGTTGTCCGCCAGCACCCAGGTTACGGTCGCGCCCTCGCCGGCTTCCTGCAGGCCGAGAATGGCGCGAGCCATACGGGCCTGGCTGATTTCGTCGCCGTCGAACACTCGGCCGCTGGCGGTGGTCACCTTGATATTCCGCACCGCCTCGGCGCGGCGCGTTTTCCACGCCTCGCGCGCCGCTTGTGCGGCCTGCTGGGCCTTGTCGTCAGCGGTGATCAGTTGGGAATAGTCGATGTTCATTCGGGCAGTTCCTCGGGCATATCGAGCAGCGGTTCCGGCTCGTGGGCGGGGTCGAACGGCAGATCAATCTCGCCATCGACCATCACCACCAGCGGCTTGGGGAAGGCCACGGCCTGGCTTGGGTTCGGCCCGTGCGGCAGGCGCAGGGTCAGGTGCAGGTCACCGTCAATGCGCGACACAGGGCCGACGATCCAGTCCGAATCAATTGCCTCAGCTGGCAACGTGGCGCCCTCGGGTAGCTGCCCGAAGTCGAAGGCCTCGCCGTTGAGGGTCAGCACGTCGCCGGCACGGGTGGCGGACAGGGTTTCGTCCAGGCGGACGGGGGAAAGGGTGATGTGCATGAGCGCTCCTTACTGCCATCGTCCGATGGCGAAACCGTCAATTGTCGAGCCAGTGCGCGATGCCACTCCCATTGCTCTCAGGGTCGTACCGTTACCGCCTGTACCAGTGGCGTTCGCACCCCACTCGGAATGGTTACCTCCTGCGCTTGAGGTCGCAAATATGGGGGCCGAGTTGATGAATGCGGCCGGGAACTCCCAACTGACAAGGCCCCGAAAAAGCGAGCCTGCCGCTACGTTTATATCTATCGTCAGGTTCCTCACCCAGCAAATCTGCAGGCCGTTCGGGAATCGTGCATAGTCGCCGTTCGCATTGCTCCCGTACTCCGCACCGATGCCCACCCATGCGCCCCACGTCCCGGACTTGGTGCGAAACCAAGCCTTGTTATAAACGCGGTCAAGGTATATCTGCGCGCAGTAGGATGAGCCTGTGTCGCCGGTGACAAACAACATGCCGCGGGATGGGCTAGCGCCGATTGGGAAATTTTGAAAGTCCACCGGCGTGCCGCTATTCAGCCCGTAAAAACCAGAGCTTTCGTAAGCGTTTGCATCCATCTGTCCGGCATAAAGCTGCTTGCCCAGGCCGAATGCCCCATAGGCAAGCAACATGCCGTTAACGCCGTCCAACGCATTCACCTGCGCGGCCCTCGTCGCCGCCGTCCCAAGCCCGAACATATCCCGCGCGGCTTGCTTCTGCGCCGCCGTGCCGGGCAGTGCCGCCGGATACAGCTCGGCAAAGTTGGCAATGGCCTTTTCGAACGCCGTGCGGGCGCTGTCGCCGCCGGCGCCGCTGCCGGTGGCGCCGAGGTTGATGATCTGTTGTGGCATGCGTGCCTCACGGGTGGTATGCGGTTTCGAAGGTCACGGCCAGGGTGTAAACCCGGCCATGCCCTGTCAGGGAAAGTTCGCTGCGCTGGTACAAGCCCAGCTCGCCCAGCGGCGGCGTCCAGAGAAAGGCCTTGGCCTTGCCGTGGCGGCGCAGAAAGGCGCGGATCGGCTGCAGGTACTCGGGCGTACCCGTGAACGTCAGCGGCCAGCTGTGCGTGGTGGCGTTGATGCCGTCGACCACCGACTGGGCGTAACCGTCACCGAACTGCACCCGGCGGGTGCGTTCATCCTCGGTGCCGGTCGCGCCCAGGCGCGGCGACCATGTGAAGGTTTCAAGCGGCATTAACGTCTCCCGTTCAGGTGGCGGCCGATGGCGCCATCGGTGCGCAGATCGCGCGCGAGCAACTGCTGGTAACGCTGGTCGACAAAGCGGCCGATATCGGCACCGAACTGCTCCATGCCGGCCGGCGTTTCCACCTCGGCGCCGCCCTCGTTGGTGATGCTGATATGCACCACCGGCGCCGCCCCGCCAGTGCGGGCGGCGTCATTGGCGGCCGGCTGGCGGGACAGGAAGGCTTTCAGGTCGCCGTTCGTGCGCCGATCCACCACGCGCTCGCCCTGATCCAGAAGCCAGGTGCCTTCGCGCGGGATGTTGTCGATGCCGTCATGCGCCATGCCCATGATCGAGGTGGCAGCGATCATGCCCACCGAGGCATACCCCAGCCCGCGGATGATGCCCGCCATAGTGCCAGTGGGATCAATGGTTAGCGCCTTGGTGGCCGCAACTTCCGTGTTCACCACTGCCTGGGCGATCGATGCCGCCTTGCTGGCCAAAAACATCACCTTGTAAGCCGCCGAGCCTTCGCCGGCCAGTTGCTTCATCATGTCCGCAGCCTGGCCCGTCACGTCCGCAAACATGCCAAGCGTGGCGACCTTGTAGGCATCGCCAAGGCTGGCCAGCTTGTCGTTATTGGTGGCGGTGATTTCGGCCACGCGCTCGGCGTGCTGCGTCTCGTTGATCAGCTTTTCGTCGAGGAACGCTTTCTGCCGGGCCAGCTCCTGCTCGCGCCACTTGGCCAGCTCCTGCTCGGCCTGCGCCACCTTCACCAGCTCGCCGGCCGGGCCGCCTACGCTGGCGTCCAGGCCGCCGAAGGGCGGCGCCTTGCTGATGGCCGCTTTGCTGAACTGGTCGCGCGCAGCGTCGTACTGCTCGGGCGTCACCCCGCCGGCGGCGCGGGCTTCGTTGAGCAGGCGCACACGCTCGCGCATCTGCGACAGCAGCCGTTCCTCGGCGGTCTGCGCGCCCTCCATCAGGCTCTTGTATGCCTGCTGGGCATCGAGCGCATCCTTGGCCGCGGCAGCCCGTTCGAGTTCGCTTTTCTGCGCCGCCGTCAGCGCCTTTAGCTCGCCTTCGGTGGTCGCGTAGCGGATGCGCGCAAGCTCGGTGCTTTGCCCGTGCATGGCGACCTGCTGCTGCAGGGTGGCCAGGGTGCGGGCGTGGGCGTCGTTCAGCTGCTTGACCGCCCGCGCGGCTTCCTCGGCGCTGCTCTTGGCGGCGCGGGCGGCTTCCTCGCGGGCGGTTTTCAGCTTCTGCTCAGCGTCCACCGCGGCAGCGGCGGCACGGGCGCGCTCGGCCAGGGCACGGCCGGCGGCGGTGTCCTCCAGGCCATCGGCCGCAATCTGCCGGTTGACCTCGCCCAGGGCGCTGGCGTCCTTGAGCTTGGCGGTTTGCTCGGCCAGGTTGGCGATTTTCTTTTCCCAGCCGCTGGCCAGTTCGGGCGACAGGCTGACCACGTTTTCCATGGCCGCGCCAAGGCCCTGCATCTGACCTTGCAGCTCGTTCGCGCTAGCGCCGGCCTGGCGGCTCTGCGCGATCAGTTCGACGTAGCTGGCAGCCAGCTGCTCGATCTGCGCGCGCAGTTCCTCGCTCGGCCCCACGGCCTCGATAAGCGCCTGGGTCGCCTCGTCCACATCCATGCCGGCACGCACGCGCGTACCGAACTGCTTGGTAGCCGCTACGCGGTCACGCCGCGAGGCGGTGAAGTTGTTGCTGTACAGGTCCGGCGCGCTGGTGATCTGGCCAATCCCGGCCAGGGCATCGCGCGCCGCCTGCTGGGCCTGCGCCTGCTGCTGCAACAGGTTGTTGATCATCGGCCGGCGCTGGACGTCGGCGAGCTTTTCCCATTCCTCGCGCAGCTCGGCGATAGGGCGCTTGAGATCCACTGCGGCGGTGGCGGCCTTGTCGCCGTGATCGGCGAACAGCAGGAAACTGGCCGCCGTACCGGCCGCCAGAATGGCCAGCCCCATCGGGCCGCCCAAGGCGCCGAGCAGCCCGGAAACGGCGCGGCTGCCCACGGCCGCGGCGCGGCTGTAGGCGGTCTGTGCCGTGGCCTGGGCCAGGGTCGCCTCGCGGTCGGCCAGCTTGGCCAGGCGCAGGCGCGACAGCGCGGCGGTGTGGGCATCGGTAAAGCGCGTCGCCTGGGCGTGCGCCTGGGCGCTGGCGAGTTCGGCCTGGGTATGCCGCACCGCCATATTGGCGGCGTCGAGCTGGGCTTTCGCGCGGCCGACGTTGGCGCCAATGGATGCGCGCACGGCGTTGATTTCCGCCAGCAGCGCGGCGGTCGAGGTAGCCGCCCACTTGGTCAGCCCACCGGCGCCGACCGCCAGCACCGCCACGGCCAGGCCGTCGAGGTTGTCGGTCAGCAGGTTGATCAGTTCGGCCAGGTTGGCGGTGGCGCCGCTGGCTTCGTTCTGCTCACCCAGCCAGCGGGCGTAATGGTTGGACAGCCGGGTAAGCGCATCGGCCACCGTGGTCGGCATGGCCTCGGTCTTGTCGGCAAGTTCCTGCTGCTTGCTGATCAGCGCGGGCAGCCACTTCGAGGTGACCAGCTCGCCATTGCGCGCCATGTTTTCCAGTTCGGCGCTGGTGACGCCCAGGGCCTCGGCCAGGGCTTCGACGATGGCCGGGGCCTTGGTCAGCATGGCCTGCCACTGGTCGCCCTGCAGCTTGCCCAGCGCGACCGCCTCGCCCGCGGCCTTGATGACCTCGGTGGTGCTTTCGGCGTTGGTCGCGCTCAGCGTGAGGCCCGAGGCCAGCACGTCGACAAAGCCGGTGACGGTTTCGGTCGAGTAGCCGAGGTCGCGCATGCGCTTGGCCGAGGTGATGAACAGTTCGGCTTGGTCGCTGTAACGCTTGTAGGTCCGGTCGC